ATTTCCCATGTAGAAATTAACAGTGGCACTTGTTACGTCAACAGCTACACCATTAGCATCTTGTAGGGTGGCTAACATAGAGGGGCTTGTGTCGTTCTGTTTTATATAGAATGTCATCTATGCAGCCTCATTAGCGTTTTCTACTATTACTTTGTTTGGGGTGTTTGCTGATACTACGCAAAAGTTAATACTCTTGGATAAGTCTACCGTATTGTATGATCTATCAGAAACGTGTACAGCTCTACCTTGTGCAGCATTAATGTACCCTATGCCTACTTCTGGATTACCCGTTACTACAGTGACCAAGGTTAGCTGGTGTGCTTGAGTAATAATGGATAGGCTTACAGTAGGTTCTTGGGATACTACACCAACAGCATCTATGTTATGCGTTTGGGCTATACTTGAGGCACCTACAGAAGGCGCACCCGTAGTGATAGGAAGTGCAATAGCACCCGAGGTTACGGATACAGTAGGTGAACCAATGACAGGAGGCTCTGCGTTGATGTTAGCAGCAGATAGTGAATGTGCTTGAACCAGTGTTGACGGTAGAATAACAGGTGATCCTGTCGTCAAACTATTAGCTACAATAACTTGGTCTTGTAATAAGGTAGGTGTACCGATAACGGGGAAGCCAGTAGTAATACCTACAGCAACTAATTCACCACCCTCAGAGAGGCTTGCAGCACCAATGGAAGGTGTACCTGTGGTAATGGATACAGGAACTAGGTCGTGTTCTTGATCTATAGTAGACGCACCAACGACAGGAACACCCGTAGTGATAGGCACTAGTGCAAGGGCTGTAGTTTCGGATACGACAGGACTTCCCACACTTGGAATACCTGTAGTAATACCATTGATACTTAAGTCATGCTCTTGTGATACACTAGAGTTACCTACAGTTGGATTACCTGTAGTGATACCCACAGCAGTGAGCAGGTAAATAATCTCAGCAGATACAACCCCATCATCACCTAAGGGAGCCGAGGCGAGAGGGGAAAATCCTAGCATTGATTACTCCGAGGGTTTGGTGGGCCAGATGACCGAGTAAGGATAACCTTCTTGAGCAGTCACATCACGAAGTGCCTGACGATATGCAGCCCACTCAGGTGTCATGGTATTGTCACTCAGGGCCATCCAGTCGGTTGCTGGCAAAAGACGCTCGCGTTGGTTGCGCACTGCTGTCTCTGCCTGATCCAGTGGTTTATTCTCAACCGTGTAGCCAATGACCCAGCGACCTGTCTTGTAGGTCTCGCCCGTTTCCTCATTCACCGCTGTCTCGTTGTTGTGAGGCTCAGGGTCACGTACAAGGGTTTGTACAAGGTTATCATGCTCAGGCTGTGCTTCGGGCATCACATGGAAGATACCGTAGCTGGCAAGGATAGCGTCACCGATCTTCTTGGGGAAGCTGGTCTGCGGGTTGTCACGGCGAAGGTCTCCGAGCGTGTAAGGGAATTGCTCTACCTGTCCGTTTGATGTTTTCACGAGTAGCATGGGATTTCCTTATGCTGTGGAGTATTGGTAGATGGCGTCACCCACTAGGCCAATCATATACATGACTGATCCATCGCTCTTAAAGTCAACACCTCTTGGGCCTGCGTCTTGCGACGAGAAAGAAAATGAGACTGCGTTATGTGCCGCAGTTGAAATGTCCCAAGAAGACGAGAGATCATATTCTAAAACATTTTGACCAACACCCCCCACAATATACATTTTTGACCCATCTGGGTTAAAGGAAACGGCTTGTGGAGCAGTTTCTTGCGTAGCAACACTAAAAGCCTGCACATAACTTGCAGTGCTTACGTCCCACGCAGAAGAAAGGTCATATTCATAAACAGAGTCGCCGTTATTTCCAGCGACATACATTTTTAGGCCGTCTGTTTTAAAATACAGGCCAGTAGGAACCCCGTCTTGTGCGGAAATTGACTTCTGCCTAACGTAAGATGCAGAAGATAAATCCCAAGGTGTTGATAATGTATACTGCAAGACGCTGTCTAATGTTGTGCCGATAACATACAACTGAGTGCCATCTAGGCTTACATATAAATCCTGTGGGTTAGTTTCCGACTGGGACGCAACGCTTAGTGAACTTACATAGGATGCAGAAGACAAATCCCAAGCTGCTGAAAGGGTGTATTGAAAAACCGCATCCCCAGTATTTCCGATAATGAAGACAACGCCCCCATCTTCACTCACGGATAGCCCCTGCGGCGTCAATTCCTGCCCAGCAACACTAAAGCTAACACTATCGTAACTTGCGTTGGCTAGGTCAGGGTCGGTCCATACGTCACTACCCCCAGTAGGAACCCCAGCCCGTGCCATCTGCATCAGTCTAGCAATACTCATGCCATCGCATCCCCAGCTTGGAATCCGTAGTAGGTCGTGCCACCGTCTTGGGTGTAGAACGCATACACATCCGTCTCGCCGCTTGCAGGGGCCGTAGGGGCCGTACCACCAGCCCAGTCAACCGAGGCAGGCCAAGTCACAGTCACAGTGGCAGAGGGCGTTACCTTGAGCGTGAAACCGTAAGCAGTACCAGTAGCAGGTGGGTTGCTGAATGCGTAGGTTACGTTGGCAGCAGGGGCATCCGAGAAGACGTTACCCGTGGACAGGTCCAGAGTGCTTGACGTGATGTCACCGACTGTTTCACCAGCAGGTGATGGCTCAAAGAAACCCTTTGTGTAGTCGATGACAATAGCCATTATACTGCGACGCTCCCGTTCATGTCGTCCTGTGTCATTACCCAAGTGTAGCACTTATCAAGAAACACATCCCCAGCAGAGGCTTCGACATCAGCCAGATCAGCGTGGTAGCGGCGGAAGTCTACTTCGCGGGTGTCGTCATCAGGCGTAGCTGTAGCGTATCCTGCAACATCAATCATCACGGTAAACTTAGGTCCACCGTTGTACTCGCGCATACGAGAGATAGCTGCTGTAGCAATGCGGAAGTAAGCCCCAGCAAAGGGTGTGCCATACTGCGATGTGGTCATGTCGAGTTGAATAGCCATTAGTATGTTACCTCCGAGGTGTTGATTGTTGCTACCCAACGAATGTTAGTAGCTGCTGCCCCAGTGACTTCGATCTTGAGGCCACCGTTGGTAGTGTCTGCGCTGAGAGCCATGCCCCAAGCGGGTGTGTTGTCCAGCACAGTCGTGGCGCTGTTGACCAGCACAGTCGTGCCTGCGGAACCTTCCCTGCGGATCAGACCCTCGACCTTCCATGCTGCACACGCAGTGCCTGCTGAGGCTTGCTGACGTGCTACAATGGTGCCGTGGAATGCGTAGGCAGAGTTGTTGGGGAGGATTATTTGGTCTGTTGCGCCAGCGGTAGAGTTGTCCGTAGTCAATGCTTCTGGCGTGGCGTCTGTGGTGTCGCTGCGAAGAACGAAGGTGCCTTGTTGGGCAGTTCCCCACACGCCAGCTTGGAATGTGCCACTTGCGTATGCATATTTTCCGAGTTCATTGGCTCCCGAATAATAACCAGCGGCGAAGGTGTAATCGGCAAGGGCTTTGCTGCTATACCCAACAACCGTAGACCCAGTTCCATTTGAGGTGTTGCCATAACCAGCAATTAAACCTCCAGAGCCAGTCTGTGAATTAAAAGAGCCTAATGAAACCGCATAGACACCGTTTGCTACAGTGTTTTTACCAATCGCAATACCGTGAACGGCTTTAGCGCCGTAGCTTGTGCTTATAGAAGCTATTTGAGCAGAAAGCCCAAATACACCAGTTGTTCTTGCTTGGCCTAGTGAAATTGAGTCCGTTGCAGATGTGTAAGCCTTCCATCCAATCGCAGTAGACCTGTCAGAATTGGCAGTTACGTCATACCCAACACCAGTTGCTTCACTAGCGTTTACAGAAGAACTGTAGCCAATGGCTAAAGAGCCTGTGGCTAGAAAGGCAGATGCTAAACGCCCAATCACAACAGCTTCGCTAGAAGACGAATTGGACGCACCTGTGCCGATAGCAATAGCACTTGTTGCTGATGCCAGAGAGCCGCTACCAATCGCCACCGCATTCGTGCCAGTCGCAGATGGAGCAACGGGAGTTACAGGATTCTCAGCATACAACTCAAGAACAGGCGGGATATCTTCAGCCGTAGCCGACACATAAACCACCGCACTACCAGTAAGGTTTAGCGCAGCATCAGCATTGGAACTCTCGGACACAACCCGAGTCAAGGTTCCAGCGGAATAAGTGCCTGTGCCGATCTCCCATCCAGTGCCGTCCTCGATGACGTAGCGAACTACATTAGTATCAACTACACCAGCATCAGCAAAGGACTGGTAGCCTGCCTCAGCAGAGCCAAGGGTAATCGTGCCAGTGCCAGTCGTGGCAGTTGATACTTTGGCTCTATTGACGAGAGTTACCATTTAGAGAACCTCTTTAAGCCGGATCAGGAATACCGATAGCTACGGACGACAGTGTGAATGTGTTACCCGAAGTAACTGCTTGTGATGCAGAGAGGGAACCTGTAGCCAGAAGGCGAGAGTTGACAGTATCTACAATAGCGTAGTGGGTAGCTGTACCCGTACCTGTGACTGCACCATCAGTAATGGCTGCTACAACAACCTCGCGACCACCACCTGCACGGTCAGCAGGCGCACCAATGCTCAGGCTGGTAGAGTTACCTAGAGTGTTAGTGCTTGTAGCAGCTACATAGGTAGTAGCCTCAATAGAGGTAATATCAATACGATTAGCTTCAGTGTCTAGGACGGTTAGACCGTTATCGAACACCCGATCATTAAGAGTAGCCATTATTTGTTTCCTAGTCCTTTAGCATTACTATATGCAAGTTTTAGTTGGGGTTT